TTGTTTTACTACTTCTACTTTTGTTTTCTTAAAGTTCATGATCTTGCCTTTCCATATCCACGTTGAGCTAATCTACCAGCAACGCCGCCAGTAGCCATTTTTCTTGGTTTCTTCCTTTTTGCAGGAGTCATAATTCTTGGTTTATTAAAATCACTAGGCTTTGGAAGCTTAGGTCTTGGCACTTTTCTAGGTGCTTTAGGGTCCATTGGCTTTGGAAGTTTAGGTCTGGGGATTCTTCTTGGTCCAGTTTTAAATATATCCCCAAAAACTTTTGGTTTCTTTTTAAAACCTTCAATAACATTTTTTACTGTATCTCTAAGACTTCTTTTCTTTTTAGGTCCACCTGCTGCTCCACCATTTTTTCTTTTAATAACACCTCTACCGATCAAAATATCTTTTTGTGTAACTTTACCATCACCACTTAAATCAGGAAACTTGGCACTACCACCTTTTTTAGCTTCCATAACTTTTGGTTTTCTTTTTTTCATTCTCTCTAGTTCTTTGAAACTAATAACACCATCTTTTTTCTTTTTGCGTGGCATTTTAGGCACCTCTCCAAACCTTCTTTGAAATTTATCTTTTCTCTTTGGAGTTGGCATAGGAGCTGATTTATCGCCCTTTTTTTTAAAAAACTCTCTTAAAGCGTCTTCACGCTTCTTTTCTGTTTCCTTACGCTTCATTTCAAAAAGAGCTTTAGGATCAAATTTGCGTTTTGGTGCTGATTTACCCTTCGGTTTTGTAAATTTTTTGTCAGCCATAATATCTCCTAGTGTATGGTAGGTTTAAGCAGTTTTAACAGATCATACCCATTATGATCAAGTAATTCTTGCGCTTCCTGTTTGCTTAAATGATTATAATAGATCATTTTAGCTACACCCATCATAGCACCAGCTAAAAGTACACTATCTTCAGAGGAATTGCTATTATTTTCTGCAATAACCCATAAAGAGTCAAAGTATTTTGCTAATTTTTCGCTTGCGGATAAAGTTGTCATTGTTTTTGTTTAGATAAATTAACATTTGCACGTAATTGTGCAATATCTTCTTGTGAATCTATCTTATCCTGCGTTAATTTTGCTTGTTGCTGAAGTTTTGCAGCATCAAGTTCTAATTTTGCTGTATCAACGCCCGCTTTTTGCTCTGCTTCCATAGCTTTTAAATTAATTTCTTGTTGTTTTAAGTCAATAAGAGGGTCCTGACCCTGTTCATCAAGGTATTCTTGCTCTTCTTGAATCATTTTTTCTGTCATTTCTACAATTTTCTCTGCAGTTCTTGCTTCAATAACTTCTTGGAACTGTAATTGTAGCTCTTGAGGTAGTTGACCGCCTAATTGTTGTGTTTGTTGTTCAATTTCTGGTCTCAATTCTTCCTCAACTTCTTCTCTAGCTTGTAAAGCAACGTGTTGCATGATGTGTGACTCTAACAAAATAAGAGTTTGAGGGTTATTTTTTACTAAAACCGATGTCATCAATGCTTGGTGCGCATCTATGTGCGCCAAATGATTTTGTCCTCTAAAAGCTTGTAGCTGTTGACCCAATATTGCTTTCGAATTTTCATTACCTGGATCTAGTGGCTGTGGCTGTTGAGGTGGTGGTAGTATAGCTGCTATATCTTTTACGCCTAAAGCTTCATACATACGTCTGTAAGCCTCGTACATATTATGCCCTTGCGGATTTGCTTGAGCTAATTGTAATTGTGTTTGTGCCAACGTAACACGTTGAGACATAGAAAATATATTTGGATCACTGACAGGCATGATGTCAACTCTGTCATCAAAATCTTGTTGTTTAATTAATTCAAATCCTTGTTCACCAGCTGGTTTGTAAGGATATGTTGGCGATAAAGATTCTTTAAAAATTCTTGCAAGAATATTAAATTCTACTTTTTGTGCGTAGTGTAATCTTTTGTGAATGGCACTCATCACTTTTGTGCCTCTTTCCATCAAAGCCATTGTTGTTCCAACAGGTGCGTTGGCTGCAACACTATCACCGATCTTCTGATCAGCTACAGTTGCAAATCTAGTGCCTGCTTCAACGACAAATCCAAGTAACTGCATTAATGTTGCACTTGGTTCTTTGTAAGGTAAAGGCATTAAGCCAGCACGTAAATCACCACTAGGTGCGTCTACATCTCTAAACTCACCTGGTTGTAAAGGATTGTCATCATCACGAATACGAAGACCTCTTGCTTTGAAACCTGCTGGTAAGTTTGATAACGTACCTGCATCAATTAATTGTCTTAAAGCTGCAGTTGCA